TCGAGACTAGCGTGCCATCAAGAGCAACTAGCTTATATTACAGCAGCAGCCAAAAATGGCTGCAAGCCCCAATCTTAAATAAATAACCAATTTATCCGTTGGTGTAGTATCAAGGCCGCAGTTCAGCACTGCGGCTTTTGTTTATCCGCTGAACCCCTTCCAATAGTCGCACGCAGTCGCCTTTCTTACACTGTTATCTAAGCTGCAAAAGCAGACCCTTCAGATAACCAAGTGAGGCGCATCAATGAAAAAATTCCCCCGAATGATAGGCTGGCTGATCGTCGCCTTGGTGCTATCGATGTTGCTACTGGCGCTTGCGCCGCAACAGTTACCGGTCACCCTATACAAGATCAACCTTATTTTTATCGCTGGCTGGCTTGGCTACTGGCTTGACCGCGCCTTGTTTCCGTATGCGCGGCCAGATCGCTTCTTGGAAAGTCAGGAAGAAAACGATTTAACCAGAGATGATGACGGCCTGAATTTCAATCTAAGCTATACGCCGCCGCGTGATTTGTTGGCTGCTGCTGCAATGATACGGCGCGCCTTGATTGTCGCTGCAGCGATGCTGGCTGTGGGTATGGGGGCGTGATGCTGGTCACACTACTCAGATTGGTACATTTGCTCTTAACTATCTGGTTGATATTGTTGTTGTGTGCGTCAGTTAAAGCCAGCCCACAAACCACTGCGCAAGCCGATGTGCAAATCATCCAGCCGTCACGGGCAGCGCTGGCACAACGCGCCAACCTCACACGCATTGCCCGCGCAAGCTGGGGCATGGATGCGCCAATCCCTTTGTTTGCCGCACAAATCCATCAAGAGAGCCAGTGGAACGCCGCTGCCGTCTCGCGTGTCGGTGCCATCGGTGCAGCCCAGTTTATCCCCGCCACCGCCCGCTGGTGGTGTGCGTTAAACAAACTCAGTGCAGCAGACTGCCAGCCCACTAACATCGTCTGGGCAATGCGCGCCATGATCGGTTATGACCTTTGGCTTTACCAACGGGTGTATGGGGCGACTGAGCTTGATCGATGGTGGGCAACCCTACGCAGCTACAACGGTGGCTTGGGGCATTGGCAAAAAGAGGCCGCTTTAGTAACACCTACAGCAGATCGCACCCGCATTGATGCAGCTTGTGGCCATGCCAGCCGCAGCCTATTGCATTGCCCAGAAAATCTGGCCTATCCACAACGCATCCTGTTACGTCACCAGTTGATTTATGCAGGCTGGGGTCGCATGGTAGGTGCCTTATGAGATTTTTACAAAACATCAGTTGGCTGGCACTGTTGGTCGGTGCGCTATCAGGCGGTATTGTTGCCGGTGGCTGGCAGCAAATACGGATCGAACAAGGCCGCGCTGCGCTGGCTGGCCTGAAAGCCACATTTAACGATGAAAAGCAGCAAGCCAGTGAAGCGGCCAACCAGCGAATCATCCGAGCAGTGCAACGTGCAGATACGCTCACCGTTGCGCTAGAAAACAGTGAGCAACATTTAACCCTGTTAAAAAAGGAAAAAGACCGTGAAATCAAACGTCTTACTAGCGGCAATGTGTGCCTTAATGCTGCAACTGTGCGCCTGCTCAACCATCAAGCCACCGACGCAGGAAGCGGCACTGCACCCATGCCCGCGCCCCTCAGCCAGCCTGTTACAACGGATGTCGCCATTGCCACCGATACCGACGTCGCCGAGTACATCAACACCGCCCAAGAGCAATACAACGTCTGCCGCGCCCGACTTGACGCATTGATTGACTGGCACTTACCCGACACACCAAACCATGACTGATATTTTTGATCGTGCCAGCGAAGAAGAGGCGATGCATCTTGCCCGCGCCCTCGCACAGCAGCAGAAGCGAGCTGGTTTAACAGGTAAGAGCGCACGGGACAGTGCGCTCATTTGTGGCGAATGCGAGGACGAAATCCCTGAAGCTAGACGTAAAGCTGTGCCCGGTTGCCGCTACTGTGTTCAATGCCAGGCACGTCTTACCAACGATTTTTATCAACGTTAAAGAGACAATTCATGCAAGTACCAGAAGATAACATTGCGCGCATCCTTGGCAATATCGAAAGCAACTTGACGCATTTGCTCGAGTCCTCGAAAAAACATGAAGCCAGTCTTTTACGTTTGGAAAATACATTGACCAAGCGCATTGACAATCACGACGAGCGCTTGCGTGACATTGAAGTCATTAATCCAGCAAATATGGCAAAGACCATCGAAAACCATGATGAGCGCATTAGTGAACTTGAAAAAAAGTCGGCGCGTGCGGGAGCTTTGGCTGGTTTAGGCTCGTCAGTATTGGTGGCAGGCTTGATTGAGTACGTTAAACACAAGATCGGATCATAAGCATGGCCAAGCCAGCCAATCTGCGCGCCAAGCTAAAAAAGCATTACGCATTTGATCGGCTCTCGCTCGAGCAGGCCGCGAAGTTGTGCGATATCAGCTATGGAACGGCACGACGCTGGAAAGACAAGGCCAAAGACGAAGGCGAAGATTGGGACAAGCTACGCGGTGCCAGTGAATTGGCCAGCGGCGATGCCGAGGAAGTCACGCGCCATGCGCTGACTGAGCTGCTACTGCAATTTAAAAGCACGCTCGACATCATTAAAGCCGATGCCGCTATCAATCCTGTACAGCGAGTGCAATTGCTGTCAAGCCTGATGGACAACATCCAGAAAGGCACCTCTGCCATGCGCCGCCTGCTGCCGGAAACCAACGAACTGGCAGTATCAATGAAGGTGTTACGCGGCATGGCCGAGTTTGTGCAAAAGCGTTTTCCGCAGCACGGTGCTGCGTTTATTGAGATTTTGGAGCCGTTTGGCGATGAACTAGAACGCATACTTGGAGATGTCAAATGACAATCGACATTAAAGAACTTGACCGGGCTTACGGTCGTGTTCAACTGCGCAAACGATATTTTCCCACGCCTCCGGCATTTGCATCTTGGGCGGAATTTGAGACAAGCACTGGTCTAGAAACATCGAAAAATCAGCTGACAAAGCACCCTGTGGCACATGGTAAATCAGTGCCATCACAGCCGCCCGCAAAGCAATTTCGTGGTTGGTTATTCGTATTAAAAGGGAATGGTAAGACGCGTGCTGTTCTTCAAGTCGGGCGATTCTTGCGCGCAATTTGTCGTTCTCAGTAGCCATTGGAGACTCCTTCGGTAAGTTGATGAATGCTGGGGAGCAATCATTGTACCCAAAGGAATCTCCACCCAATCAAAGCGCTTATGAAACTCAAAGACCTCCACAAAGAAATCGCTGCCCTTGCTGGGCAGTATCGCCTGCAGATCGAAGCGGAGTGTGACGGCTTTGATCCAGATCCGGTAGCGAGTCTGAAACGCGTTAAACAAGCACAGAATAACTACGAATATTTTGCGCGCACTTATTTTCCGCATTACGTTAAACATGATAATGCGGTGTTGCATGATTATCTCTATCAACGCCTGCCTGAGTTGGTAGATGCGCCAGCAGGCCAGCACGAAGCGATAGCCGCGCCACGTGGCAATGCAAAATCAACGCTGGTCACGCAGATTTTTATCATTTGGTGCGTACTGACCGGGCGCAAGCGTTATCCATTGATCGTAATGGATGCGTTAGATCAGGCCGCCACCATGCTCGAAGCCATCAAAGCAGAGCTGCAATTTAACCCACGCTTAGCGATGGATTACCCAAGCGCCAGCGGCCAAGGGCGCGTTTGGCAGGTCGGCACCATCACCACCGCCAATGATTGCAAGATTCAAGCCTTTGGCTCTGGCAAGCGCATGCGTGGCCTGCGGCATGGCCCACATCGGCCTGACCTAGTAATCGGCGATGATCTGGAAAATGACGAGAACGTGCGCTCACCGGAGCAGCGTGACAAGCTAGAAAGCTGGCTAAAAAAGACCGTACTCTCGCTCGGTGCAGCCGACGACAGCATGGACGTAATCGTGATTGGCACCATCTTGCACTACGACTCGGTACTGTCGCGCCTGCTAAAGAACCCCTTGTGGAAACGTAAAAAGTTCAAGGCCATCATCCAGTGGCCACACCGCATGGACTTGTGGGATCAGTGGGAAGAGCTATTACTCAATTGCGATGATGAAGGCAGCAGCGCTAATCTTTTTTATCTGACCAATCAAGCGGCAATGAATCTGGGTGCAGAGGTGTGCTGGCCTGCTGGCCAACCATTGTTAAAACTCATGCATAAGCGCGCCCGCGATGGCCATGCCGCTTTTGATAGTGAGCAGCAGAATGACCCGGTATCAGGTGACGATGCGCCTTTCGCTGGCGTAATCCAGTTTTGGGTTAACCGCTTAAACGACTGGGTATTTTACGGTGCATGTGACCCAAGTCTGGGCAAGCACGGTGCCAGCCGCGACCCCTCGGCCTTACTGGTAGGCGGCTTTAACCGCAGCACTGGCGTGCTGGACGTGGTGGAAGCCAAGATCGCCAAACGCGTGCCAGACAAGATCATCAGCGACGTGATTGAGTTGCAGCGCCAATACCGATGCTTGCTATGGGTAGTTGAAAGCGTGCAGTTTCAAGAGTTTTTACGCACCGAGTTAATCAAGCGCAGCGCTCGGCTTGGTGTGCCAGTACCGGCACGGGCGGTCAGTCCACATACAGACAAAATCCTCCGAATCGAAAGTTTGCAACCGCACGTGGCCAATGGTTTGATACGCCTGCACCCGTCGCACAGCACCTTGATTGAGCAGCTCACCCATTTCCCGAAAGCCGATCACGACGATGGCCCGGATGCCTTGCACATGCTCTGGATGGCAGCGACCACATCGGCATCGTTTGAATTTCAGTCGGCTGGCAGCAATAAGCGTGGTGCTGGGCGAAGCCAAATTACACAGCAGGATGATTACGATGACAGCGACCGTGGTAACGAGTCATTCCACGGTGCTTGGTAAGAAGTGATCGAAAAAATAAGGAATTCACATGGCACTACTAGATCAATACGGTCAACCTATCCAAACCAACATCCTGCGCGAGCCACAAACTGCCAAGATGTCGCAATTGCACCGCGAATTTGCTAATCACCCATCGCGTGGTTTAACGCCTGCCCGCTTGTCAAGCATCTTGCAGCAAGCCGAACAAGGCCACTTGCTGGCACAGGCCGAGCTTTTCGCAGATATGGAAGAGAAAGATGCCCACTTATTTGCTGAAATGGATAAGCGCAAGCGCGCCATTTTAACGATTGACTGGGAAATCCGGCCACCGCGTAACGCAAGCGCAGAGGAAAAATCACAGGCCGAATATTTGAGTGAATTGATCCAGGACTTACCCTACTGGGATCAAATGTTACTAGATGCCTTGGATGGTATTGGGCATGGCTATGCTTGCCTAGAAATTCAATGGCAGGTTGGCGCTAAAGAGGTCTTGCCGCAGGCAATCACCCATCGGCCGCCTAGCTGGTTTGGGCTGAATCAAGATGACCAAAACGAGTTAAGGTTACGTGACAACACCGCCAATGGCGCGGCTTTAACGCCGTTTGGCTGGATTGTGCATAAGCACCGAGCGCGTACTGGTGTGCTGGCACGGTCTGGCTTGCATCGGATATTGGCATGGCCGTTTTTATTCAAGAATTACGCAATCCGCGATCTTGCCGAATTATTGGAGATTTACGGATTGCCAATTCGGCTCGGTAAATATCCACCGGGTACGGGCGATGCAGAGAAAGCCACATTACTGCGTGCCGTGACACAGTTAGGGCATGCCGCCGCAGGCATCATCCCTGAGAGCATGCAAATCGATTTTGAAGCCGCTGCTGACGGCAACCATGATCCTTTCCTCGCAATGGTCACGTGGGCAGAGCAATCAATGTCGAAAGCGATTTTAGGCGGCACCTTGTCCAGTCAGGCAGACGGTAAATCGTCCACCAATGCATTGGGTAAAGTGCATGACGATGCGCGCCGTGAAATTTTAGCGTCCGATGCGAAACAGCTTGCGGCAAGCATTACGCGCGATCTGCTGTATCCATTGCTGGTATTAAATGGCAAATCAATCACCGACCCGCGTCGGATGCCGCACTTGGTGTTTGACGTGCGCGAAGAAGAAGACTTTCAAATGCTGGCCAGCGCTTTGCCTGATCTGGTCGATCTGAATGTGCCGGTGCCGCTATCATGGGTACAAAGAAAGTTATCGATACCGGCACCGCAGGGCAATGAGCCAGTGCTTGGCAGAGCCAATGCCACTGTCACTAACCAGACTGACTCTGCAGCAACGCCGAAGCGTAAAATCAACAATCTGGCAGGGTTAAATGTATTAAGCGCACTGGGTGCGAACAATGCTAGGCCACCAGCGGAATTATTAGGTAACCAGCTGGAGCTACAGGCAGAAGCGGCATGGCAGGCCGTGATTGATCATATTGAGGCATTAGTAGCGGAAGCTGACAACTTTGTTGATCTGCAAAATACCTTGCTCAATGCCTATCAAGGTTTGCCAATTGAAGACTTACAAAAAGTGATGGGGCAAGCTTTCACGATTGGCCAAGCGGCGGGCATGATTGATGTGAAGTCTGCAGCGGCTGCGGTTAAATAATCGGGCAATCCAATGGCAGATACCCCGGCAGCACCTGAATTCAGACAGCGTCCAAAGTTTAACGCGCCATTTTCAGAGCAAGTTGAATTTTTTCGCAAAAAATTGAACCTGCCTACTGAGCGCTGGGACGACATCTTGCGTTCCGCGCACGACCGCGCTTTTGTCGTAGCCGGTGCGCAAAGCGCTGATTTATTGGCTGATCTGCATCAAGCCGTGAGTAAAGCGATTACTGATGGTACGGGTCTTGAAGCATTCAGAAAAGATTTTAAAAATATCGTCGCAAAAAATGGCTGGACGAAGTTTACTGGCTCTGGCAGCAAGGCTGGTATTGCGTGGCGCACGAAGGTCATTTACCAAACCAATCTTTCGACAAGTTACGCCGCCGGGCGCTGGAAGCAGTTAAATGACCCTGACCTGCTGAAAACCCTGCCGTACTGGCGCTACAAGCACAACGACAGCGTGTTTAGCCCGCGCCCTTTGCATGTCAGTTGGAACGGTTTAACGTTGCCTGCCAATCACGCATTCTGGCGCACTCACTTCCCGCCCAATGACTGGGGCTGCGAGTGCGGTGTCGTACCGGCCAATAAAACTGAGTTTATGCAAGCGGTGGCAAATGGCCGTGGGCCAGCGAACGCACCTGCACCGGGTGACACCACCGGTATTGGTGACGGCTTTGGGTATGCGCCAGGTGCAGGCGTCGATGTGCCATTACGTCAGATGGTGCAGGATAAACTGATCAATTATCCACCTGCGATTAGTCGCGCGCTGTCCAAAGATATTAATCGCCGGATCGATGCAGTTAAGAGCTTGATCGACTTTGTTGAGCAATCCTTATCTGATCGAAAATTCGTCGATAACGCTTTGCTAGGCTTCGTTGAGGCGTCAGATTCCGTCAATAAAATTGCTGGCACCGATTTGCAAGGTTATATTGCTTTGCTCAAAGCAGAGGCAGTCAGGCATGTAGATAATAGTCATGGAAATGACACAGGCGATCAACGTCCACCAACACCGAAAGATTTTAGTGAGCTGATTAACGTATTAAATGATGCGGATAAGCTTAGCGCCGGGGAAACAACAAGAAACGGCAATCGAACAATTATTGCTCAAAAGAAAATAGGCAAGGAAATATTTAGAAGTATATTTGAAGTGCGACCTGGGAAAAGTAACAAGGCCTTATATTTGCTGTCATTTTTAATTAAACAATAACAGTAGCAGGCAACTGGCGATGTGTGACTCCCCCAACCATTACGTCCAAGAACGATGATGCCTATGTGTTTAGCATAGCACAGGAAAATCATGCTTAAAATAGATTTTGACTATAGTCCAGCCGAAGCTGCGCTTAATCGTCTGGTGAAAACAACAACTGATATCCGCCCGGCATTTGTTGAAATTGGTGAGCGGCTAGTAGAAGTCAGCAAACAAAGTTTTGGGAGATCTGCGTCGCCAGATGGCCAAGCATGGGTACCCAATAGCCCAGCAACAATTATTGCCTATTTAGAAAAGATCAGTGGCAGCTTCAAAAAAAAAGATGGCAAATTATCGAAAAAAGGAATTGACCGAGTCATCTCAAAAAAGCCATTGATCGGCGAAAGCCGCGACTTGTCACGTCAGTTTAGCTATAGTGCCGATGCAAGCTCATTGGTAGTACGCAATACTCAGATCTATGCTGCGATTCAGCAGTTTGGTGGTACTAAATCTGCGTTCCCTCAATTGTGGGGCGATATTCCGGCACGACCCTTTATGCCATTGAATGCAGATGGCTCACCATCACCGGTGGCAGAAAAGATTGTATTAGAGATCGTCGAGCGTCATATTCAAGATGCGCTCCCCTAGAAAAGTAATACGGGCGATTTAAGCGATTTAAAACCTTCGCCCCCTAGCTTTCCACCTATTGCGCGTTTGCCTAGCGTTAAACAGGCGTTAAATTCGGCCAGACAAGCATTAGCAAAGTAAATCTCATTCTGCAATTGCTTAAATTGGCCGATGACTGAATTCCAGCATCGACTATCAACGGCTTAACCCCGACTCAAAATCAACTGATGCACTGAAGCCCCTCCACTATTTGCCCGTGCTATTTGTCGGCACAGTAGCGGCATGCTTAAGAACACAACACCCAATCATGCTCAACGCAAATCCAGTACAGCGGTTGCCGCTTTATCACTGGCCATCGCTGACCGCACTGGTAAAACCATTCAGCTTTTACCGGCTGGTGAGTTTCGTGCCGTTGATGGTCGGCCAGCCAATATGTCAGCCGCAGCCAACTGGGTGCTGGATGCGAATAACGCTAATGAACTGATCGCCGCTGCCGCAGCGCGCACTAATCCAGCGGTAATCGATTATGAACACCAGACACTCTTAAAAGAAAAAAACGGCCAACCTGCACCCGCTGCAGGTTGGTTTAAGCAGCTCGAATTTCGAGATGGGGTCGGTCTGTTCGCCACTGACGTCGAATGGACGCCCGCCGCTGCACAAGCAATTGCTGATGGTGAGTACCGCTATATCAGCCCGGTGATCCGGTTCGACCAGACATCGGGGCGGGTAACTGGGCTGCTAATGGCAGCACTCACCAATTATGCAGGGATCGATGGGATGCAGGCGGCCAGTTTAGCGGCAATGTCATCCCATTTTTTTAACGAAGACGACCAATCCGATCAATCCAATCAGGAAGCCACCATGAAGAACCTTTTAGCCATCTTATTTGCCAACTTGAAGTTAGATGCGAATGCCACCGAAGATCAAGCAATTGCAGCGCTTAAACAAATGACCGATAAGGCAAACGAAACTGCGACGGCATTGACCAGCTTGTCTGCACAAGTCGAATCTTTAAAGTCAGCGCAGCCAGACCCAACCAAGTTTGTCTCTATCGACGTGGTTAAAGAGCTGCAAACCAGCTTATCGGCATTGAATGCAACGGTGACCAAAAGCGAGGTGGACAAAGTATTAGATGCCGCACGCGCTGCGGGGAAAGTCTTACCCGCAATGGAATCGCACCTGCGCGAAATGGGTAATAAAGACCTTGCTGCATTGAATGCGTTTGTGGCGACTTTGCCAGCCATTGCTGCATTGACAGGTACCCAGACGAGCGGTGCGGCACCGGCTCAAAATGGGACTGCAGCACTTACTAGCGCAGAGCTTGAGGTCGCCAAGCTGTTGGGGCAGACCCCAGAGGACTTTGCAAAAGGCAAGAAAAAATAGACGACGTAATTTAGATACAAACACAAAATTAGCAGAAATTTATTAACAATTATCGGATCAGGAGATTCACATGGCGATCATCACACCAGCGCTGATTAGCGCACTATTTACAGGATTTAACGCTAATTTCCAAGGCGCATTGGATACCGCACCAAGTGTTATGGCCAAAGTTGCGACGGTCATTCCAAGTACAACAGCGTCAAATACTTATGGATGGCTTGGACAATTTCCTCAATTGCGCGAATGGATTGGTGATCGCGTCATTAAAGATATGGCTGCTAATGGTTATACCATCCCAAACAAACCTTATGAATCAACTATTGCAGTTAAACGATCTGATATCGAAGACGATAATTTAGGTATTTATGCGCCATTATTCACAGAAATGGGACGTGCAGCAGCAACTTACCCAGATGAGCATATTTTTAAATTGTTAAAACTTGGTATCACAACGCTCTGCTTCGATGGGCAAAATTACTTTGACACTGATCATCCGGTTTATCCAAATGTCGATGGTACCGGTACTGCCGTGCCTACATCTAATTTACTAACGCCAGCATCTGGCGCAGTTGCAGCCTGGTATTTACTAGACACTAGCCGGGCAATTAAGCCACTGATTTTTCAAAGTCGTAAAAAGCCGGCTTTAACTGCGATGGTGAGCGAGACAGATGAAAGTGTGTTTATGCGTGACGAATACCGCTACGGTATTGACGCCCGCAGTAATGTTGGATTTGGCTTTTGGCAAATGGCGGTATGCAGCACTAAGCCACTCAACAAAGACAACTTTGACGAAGCCTACGACCTGATGCGATCGTTTAAAGCTGATGGTGGTCGCCCGCTGAACATCACCCCCAATTTGTTGGTGGTACCGACTGTGCATCGCAAAGCGGCCAAAGAGGTAATCAGTGTACAACGCTTAGAAAGCGGTGCGGATAACCCTAACTACAATATTGTTGAGGTGTTAGATACAGCTTGGCTCAACTAAACAGGTACTCAACGACAGCGTGAAGCGTTCACAACCGTGGGCAGTTTTGCCCACGCATCAGGAGACCTGAATGGCCAAAAATCAAAACACCGTTGCACCACCAAAGCTACGGAAGAACCAAGGCGCACAGAAACCAGCAGACGCAGTAAAAACGCCTGAGCTTGAGCAAGCGGACAAGCAGCCTGTTAATGCAGCCTTAAACAACAAAGCAACCACGGTGACTGTGCGCACTATTGGTGTGCCAAGTGGTCGGCGTTTTCGGGCAGGCATTGAATTTACCTCGACGCCGCTTGAGATCGATCTGGGTGCGTTAAATGAAGTTCAGCGCAACGCAATTGAATCAGATCCGCATTTAAAAATTGATTAATCATGGGCTATTGCAGCAAACAAGATCTAATTAATGCGTTTGGCGAACTGGAAATCATCCAGCTCACTGATCGTGCCAATGCTGGTGTGATTGACGATATCGTGTTAAATCACGCGATCAGTAAGGCCGATGTGGAAATCAATATGTGGCTGGCGGGCAGTTACACACTACCACTAGCCACTACGCCGCCGTTATTGACTCACAGTGCTTGCGACCTGACTCGGTATTACTTGTCCATCGATATTAGTGATGATCACCCAACCGCCCTGCGCTATCGTGATGCGCGTAAAAATTTACAGTCGATTGCACGCGGCGATGCTTCGTTGGGGCTGGATCAGTCCGATGTGCTGACTAGCCGCGTTGATCTAGTCCAGGTTACCGCTGGCCGCAATGACTTCGCAGATAGGAGCAGCTGGTGAGCCAACTAGATTATCTGGTGCTGGAAGATTTACTGGTGCAGCGCTTGAAAGACAAGCTGCCAGAGCTAAAAGATGTATTGACCGCGACGGATTTGTCAGGCGTGCAAAAGCAGCGACTATCAAACCCTGCTGCGCACGTCATTTACTTGGGCGATGACGTTGGCCAAGGTGCTGGCAGCCAGAGTGGTAGCGGTAGCGCGCAAGCA